TCGGCATTGCGTTCATCTTCTGCAAAAAACTTGACCAATCAGGCATGGTTGGCGGTGGCAAAGAAGATGAACGCAATGCCGATGAGTTAAACCAAACCCGGCTTGACCGCATCCGCAAAATATCAGGCAAGGATAACCCAACCATTTTAGATTATGGGTGTGGCACTGGTTTGATGGTTACATTCATGCATGATGCTGGACTTGACTGTGATGGTTATGACCCTTATAACGGATATTATGCCGATGTTTTATCCCTTAAAAAGGACTATGATGTAATTGTGCTGACCGAGGTAATCGAACACCTGACAGCACCATTTGCCGAGTTGGCCGAAATAAAAGAGTTCTGCCACCCCGGTAGTAATATAATGATTGAAACTTCCTTTGCCGATTGGCTGACAGAAGCAGACGAATACATTGAGCCAAAGGTAGGGCATTGCACAATTTTCAGTCATGCCGGGCTTGACTATTTGATGGCGCAGTTTGGTTTTGTTCCTGACAATCACATCAACAGAAACGTACGCATCTATGCTGTGGGTTAAACTCATAGATATTCACCCCAACCCGAATAACCCTCGGACAATCAATGCGGATAAGTTCGCCAAATTGAAGCGTTCTTTAATTGAGTTTCCCGAAATGCTCACAGCCCGGCCATTGGTTTGCGTTACTTCCGACTTTGGGGGTTACACAATCCTTGGCGGTAACATGAGATACAAGGCACTTTGCGACATCGGGGCGGCAGAAATCCCAATCATATTAGCAGACGAGTGGACAGCTAAACAGCGTGATGAATTTCTAATCAAAGACAACGTATCATTCGGAGAGTGGAACTGGGATGAATTGGCAAACGAATGGGATGCAGAGGAACTAATCTCATGGGGCATTGACCTACCCGAAATAAAAGAAGAACCCGAAGAAAAAGAAATGTGTCCAACTTGTGGAAAATAGTGAACAAATAGTGAAGATATGGCAAACGAACAAAATTTAACACCATTCAAAAAAGGCGAGGTTGCCAACCCCAACGGCAGACCAAAAAAGTACGTGACTCTACTGAAAGAGCAGGGCTACAAACTTGCCGAAATAAACGACACCATTCAGGCGATGTTGTCAATGGACTTGGATGAACTGAAAGAAGTATGGCAGAACCCCAAAGCAACGGTGCTTGAAAAGACCATTGCCAATGCCATGCGGAAGTCATTGGAAAAAGGCAGTCTGTACTCCATTGAAACTTTGCTTTCAAGGGTTTACGGCAAACCAAAGGAAACGGCAGATGTAAACCAAACGGTCACAGGCGAAATCAAAATAACTTTAAATCTCGATGGGCAATAAACAGACAGCAGTTGAATGGTTGCTTAAAAACCTGAAAGAAAGTTTATCTATTGAACAGGCAACTGCGGTAATAAACAAAGCCAAAGAAATGGAACGGCAACAGATAATGGATGCGGTCAACGCCACCATGATTGACGATGACCTGAACGCATACGAATATTTTACAGAAACATACGAATGAAATATACAGCACAGCGCAGACGGCTGAAACGCACGAAAGAAAGGCGGGAAATCAAACTACGGGTTGCCTGTCTTAAAATCAAGTCACCCGAAATCAGGCGGCTATTTGCAGAAATAAAGGAGATGATGAAATGAAAGTATTAGCCCTATGGGAAGGCATGGGTGGAGTTGAATACCACCGCCTATACACACCACTAAAACGATTGCAGATTGATTACCCTGATGACATCACGGTCAGCATATCCCAAAACTTTGAACGCAATGGAATACCGCATTTATCTAACTACGACCTTGTCATCTTCAACAGATGGCTGGGAGAGAACCACTACGAAATCCTGCACTACCTTGCAAAGAACAATATCAAATACATCGTGGACATTGACGACTATTGGGTATTGCCAAAACACCACCCGACATATAAGTACTTTCGGGAGCATAAGCTGAAACAGCAGATCATCGATGGCATCCGCTATGCCGATGGTGTGACCACGACCACAGACTATTTGGCTGGTAAGATAGCCAAGTACAACAGCAACGTGCAGGTTCTGCCCAACGCACTTGACCTGACAGATGACCAATGGCTTTCAACCCCACAGGAACGAGAATACTTCACCTTTGGCTGGGTGGGTGGACTTACCCACAGCAATGACATCATGATACTATCGGAAGCCATTGAACGCATCTGCAACGAGCATGACAATGTCCGCTTTGTTTTGTGCGGATGGATGGCCAACAACTACATTTGGGATAGCATCCTGTACAAGTTCAACGGCAATAACCCGGTTCTACGACCACAGGTATTGGTCAGCCATGCACAGCAGCCCAACGAATACGGCAATTTCTACCGCCTGTTTGACTGCGCACTTGCACCGCTTGAACAAAACGAATGGAATAGCTGCAAATCCGAACTGAAAATAATCGAAGCGGCTGCGTATGGATTGCCCGTTATCGCATCGGGAGTTGAACCATACCTACAACACCTGAATAATGCCGGGGTAAAGTTCTGCCTGAACACACCAGATGAATGGTACAAGGCAATGAAACAGGCAATGGAAAGCCAACCGATTGCAACCTATTCACGAGGGGAAGCCAATAAAATTTACTGCAATCAACACCACAACCTTGAAGCCATAAATAAAGACAGATTGGATTTTTATAAATGCACATTAGTTACACCCGGCCATTCGTAACGGATTACCAACGGGCCATACTTGACAGCCCTGATAGGTACACCGTCACCGCTGCTGCCACGAAAGTTGGTAAGACAGCAAGTCATATTATTTGGCTGTTTGAACAGGCATTGAAGCTAAAAGAAAATCAGTCCGTGTGGTGGGTTGCACCTGTGTATCAACAGGCGGAGATTGCATTCAGGCGTATGCGTAACCAAGTGACCGTGCGTGACTTTTTTAAGGTCAATGAAAGTAAGTTGCGTTTAACCCTACCAACCGGGGGGATAATTGAATTTAAGTCAGCAGACAAGCCCGACAACCTTTATGGTGATGATGTCTATGCAGCCGTGTTTGATGAGTTCACACGGGCGAGAGAAGATGCGTGGTATGCCCTGCGTTCTACCCTGACCAAAACAGAAGGCAAGGCAAAGCTAATCGGTAACGTGAAAGGCAAAAAGAACTGGGGATATAAGCTATCCGAACGGGCAAGGATGGGCGAACCGAACTACGGGTTTTTCAAGATTACCGCTTATGACGCAGTCAATGCAGGTGTCCTGAAACTTGAAGAAGTGGAACAGGCCAAACGTGACTTGCCGCAGCACATATTTTCCGAGCTGTATCTTGCCGAGCCAACCGAAGATGGTAGCAACCCGTTTGGATTGTCGTATATTTCGCAGTGCATTGCCCCGATTTCCACCGCCAATACTGAATGGTTTGGTATAGATTTGGCGAAGTATAGCGATTACACGGTAATCATTGGCCTTGACTCCGAATACCGGGTCTGCTATTTTGACCGCTTTCAAAAGGACTGGGCGCAGACAGAACAGCATATCATCAGGGTGGTAGGCAACACCCCTGCGGCAATCGATAGCACGGGCGTGGGTGATCCTATTGTGGAGAAGATACAACGGCATTGCCCACGTTCTGTTGGGGTCAAGTTCACATCGGTATCAAAGCAACAAATGATGGAGCAGTTGACAGCCGATGTTCACGCTGGGCTGATTAAATTCCCAGAAGGCATAATTGCAGACGAGATGCGGAATTTTGAATTTGAACACACGGCAACGGGATTGCGTTATTCTGCACCATCAGGGTTGCACGATGACGCTGTATGTGCGTTGGCACTTGCCCGTTATTGCAGCCAAAAGAATAAGAAAGGGGTATTTGTCATTGTTTAATTTTGTATATTTGTAGCATGGAAAACAAACAAACAGCAGTAGAATTTTTGGAAGAAAAATACAGACCAAAGGGCTATATTACGGCAGAAGAATTTGCACAAGCCAAAGAAATGGAGAAGGAGCAGATTGAAAATGCTTATCAAGCGGGGCAAGACAATGTAGATTATACTGCATCTTTTGTTGACGAAAATGGATTAGAAAATTACTACAACAAAACATACGGAGGTAACAAATGAAATTACCAAAAAATTGGAACCAAATAAGCATAGCACAGTTCCAAGAATTGCAGCTATTGACCGAGCCGAGTTTTGACAATCAAATCAAAACATTGTCCATTTTATCAGGAAAAAAACTGGACGAAATTGAGGAAATGCGGATTGTGGACATCACGGCTGCACTATCAAAACTTGCATTTATGGCAGAGTTACCCACCGCAAAAAACGTGGGTAGCTTCCGCATCGGAAACACCCTGTATAAATTCGCAGCCAATCAGCATCACTTACAAGCCCACCAATTCATCATGGTGCAGGACTTGTTTGCCGAAAAGGATAAGTGGGTGCAGAACTTGCACATGATCATGGCGGCCCTGTGCGTTCCTTATCGGATATTCCCACCCAAGCGCAAGGAAGTCAAGACAGATGACTTTGAAAAGATTGCAGCGCAGTTCCGGGACCGAATGCCGATTTCGTTTGCATACGCTTACACGCTTTTTTTTTCTCTATGCTTGCCGGAATTACTCGAAGCTACCCAAGTATATTTAGAGCAGGAAGTGGAGAAGTTGAAGAAGATAGCAGGCGAAAAGACAGGCCCGCCATCAGTTGGCTGAAAATGGTGGACAACATCGCAGGGGGTGACCGAACAAAGTGGGATTTCTTTTTGAATATGCCGCTTGTTGAGTTCTTAAACGCGGTAAGTTTTCAAACCGAAAAGGATAGGGCAAGGACAGAACGGCTGAACACCGCAGCACAGTCGGCAAAATCTGCCAAAGATAGCACAGTTTACAAGATTGCTTTATTGCAGGAAATGTTGTAACTTTGAAATAAAAATGAAAAAAGTATATTGGTTTTTTTGGTGGATATATAATTATCCCGAAATAGTTTTTATGAAAATTAAATCGTATTTCAAATAAACAGTCAGGTGGCGGAATGGTAAACGCTAAAATAAGTGCAGTTCTTTATAATGAATTAAAAACTTACTCTAAACGTAATGGTGAGAGAGATTTATAAAATGAAGCACTTAATAATTTTACAGGTTCGAGTCCTGTCCTGACTACAACCGTTGGTGTAACCGTGAATGAATAGCGGCAAAGGGTAACATCTCACCACTGGTGAGGATAGGAGTTCGAACCCCCTACGGATGAAGCCCCGGCCATTGTGTCGGGGTTTCTACTTTTTTTCAAAAATAAATTTGCATATTAGATATAAAGTTGTATATTTGTAGTGCGATGGCATAACTTTATGTAAAATGTATTGTCTAACATATCCATGTAGAAAACCCCACCCCTTGTCATCGCAAGGGGTTTTCTACTTTTATAGATGTGAACATTACCAAAGCGCAACTGGATGCAATCAACAAAGGGTTGCTGGACAAGTTCGGGATACCCGACAGCCCGATGCCTAATTCATTACTTGCTGACCTTGTTTTGGGTGTGGCTCAAAGAATTATTGACGCCATCCGTGAGGACATGGAGCGAAAGGAATTGAAGTCCACAGGCAACCTGATTGCAGAAACGGGTGTGGGTGATTTTATTGAAACACCAAGCGGTGTGACCGTGCCGATTATGATGTCAAAATACTATTTGTATGTTGACCAAGGCGTTAGGCCAAAATTACCACCACCAATTAAGCCGCTTGAAGATTGGATAAGAAACAAACGAACCGTGTATGCAAAGGTCAAGCCAAAGGAAGGACAGACAATGGAACAAGCAGTTAAGTCTTTTGCTATTGCCATTTCCAAAAAAATACACAGCAAAGGTACTATTGAAAGATTTGGTTACAAGGGTGCTAACTTTATTGACGATGTGCTGACTCCTGCCAATATTGATGCTATCGCACAGCATTTGGGAGATGCCTTGGGTAAACCCATAACCGCATACGTTACAAGTGAGATTGCCACTACATAGGTAGGCGAAAACCTACTTTTTTAGGTAATGGCAATCACTATCAATACCGAGCCGAATGATGTCGCCCCGGTTTATTCGGATATCAGTTATGTGGTCACTTCGACCAACTACGCACAGGCAAATTTCAAGTTTATTGCGGTTATAAAAAACGCATCAGGCACGACCATTGCCAAATTGAAAGCACCGATATTCTACGGAACTACCGACAAGGGTGTGTTTAACATCAGCCGGATCCTGCAAAATTATGTGACCTACGATTTTACACAGGGACTGACCGCAATTAGCAAGTGCAATAACAGCTACCTTGCATATTCAGTTGAATTTGGCGAGGAATATGGCGGCACTGAATACCTGAACCTTGCATCCGACACGGGTAAATATGTGTGGAATGGCCTGTTTAATCTGTACGGTAGTGAAACATCAGCGACATACACATTCAATGTCACCCCAAGTACAGCAAAATTCCTTACCCGTGTCCGCACTCGCAGAGTAACCCGTGAGCAATACGATTACCTACACTTTTTGAATTTGGGTTCAAGTATTGAGCCATGCGTAAAAGCATATAATGCAGCAGGTACATTGACCGCCACAAGCTATTTGAAATTGCCGTGGACACCAAGTAGCAGTGACACATCACAATTCATGGTTAGATTTGGTGCAGGTGTTGTTCAGTTAAACGCACTCACAGCAGGGGAGTTGACATCGGGTACACCCGGCAGCGTTGTGCCTGTTGGCACGTCATATTACACCATACAATTCACCCAGACCATTGGTGGCAATTTCAGTGAGGTGTACCGCTTTGATGTGGTGGAAGAATGCAGCAAATATGTGCCGCAATACCTTTACTTCCTGAACCCGTTGGGCGGCTTTGAAAGTGTGCGTTGCAGCATGGCATCACGTGATAAATACAGCGTGAGCAGAAAGCAGTTTAAACGCAATAACTACACGCTGACAGGCAACACATTTGCGTATGACAAAACAAAGCATGGGATGACTTCGTATGCAACCGAAAAGACAAAGCAAGTGGTGCTGAACACAAACTGGCTGAATGAAGTTGAGTTCGAATGGCTGCAAGATTTGATTGCTTCGCCTGTGGTTTTCTTGGGTGACATTCCTGTCAATATCACAGACACCAATTATGAGGTGTTTGATTACATTGATGGCCCCAACAACCTACAAATTACCGTTGAATATACAGAACCTGAAAGGTTGCAGAACGCATGAACAACGTAAGATTAGTATGCGGTGGGTACAGCGTTGACCTACCCACCGATTTTGGAATACAGATAAATAAAAGCATTGCCGACATTCGGGAGCCCGAAAGCAGATCATCGGATTGGACAAAAACATTCACCTTGCCGGGTACAAAGACCAACAACAAGCTATTCACCCACTTGTTTGATTTAAACCTTTCCATCCGCAACACCACATCCACAAATTTCAGCCCTGATTTCAACCCAAACCTGAAAGCCGATGCGCTGCTTACCGTTGATGAAGTCACACAGATAGAAGGTTTTATCCGTTTGCTGTCAATTAAGGTGAATGATTTAAACCAAATTGAGTACGAATGCTCTATGCACGGGCAGTTGGCTGACCTTACCGCCAAGATTGCGGACAGCAAATTGAGTGATTTGGACTTTACGGAGTACAATCACATCATGAGTGATACCAACATTTTCAATTCGTGGGACACTTCGATAATCAAAAACAGCAGCGGATATGTGAATTTTAGCGGTGGCGCACCTATTGGTGAGGGCTATGTGTACACTTGGTTAGACAATGGCAGATACCCTGATTATAGCACATTCCAAACCGATGACATGAGTGTGTGTCTGTATGCCAAAAATATTGTAGATAAGATTTTCAGCGGTGCTGGGTACACATATACAAGCGGTTCGTTTTTCAATACAACGCAATTTAGAAGATTGGTAGTGCCTTGCCCTACTCAATTCCCGGTATTACCCGAAGCCGAAATACAATCACGGCAATTCCTTGTTCAAAAGTCATCAGGGCAAACCATAACCATTCCGCAAAAGATTACATTCCAAACGGAGATAACTGACCCTTCAAACCAATTCAATACGACAACCAGTGAGTTCACGGTTGGCAAGACAGGGCAGTATGACTTGTTTATTTACAATAAATCTACACTTGCGGTAACATTCAGCAGTTTTTATCCTGCTGGTACAAGCATATTTTTCAACTGCATATATTCTATTTATGTTAATGGTATTAGGATTGCGGTAAGAAATGGACAAAGCCAAACAGAAACAACAAAAACAGGAACATATAACATAACATTTGACGAAACAATTATGGTCGCAGAAGCGGCTAAATTAAATTCAGGTGATGTGGTTTCTATTTTGTTGGATAATATACAAGTAAGCGAACCGCCATTCCCTTCATCAAAATTAATAGCATCAGCAAATTCAGTAAGTAGTTATTCTTTTATACAAAATAGTGGGACTAAATTTTACAATCAAATTGTTGATGAAGTTGGATATGGCAACACATTAGATTTTAGCGGATTTTTCAGCGAAGAAACAAAACAAGCGGAATTTTTAAGATGGATTTTCAGGATGTTCAATCTCTATGTTGAGCCAACTGAAATAGACAAGAACCTTGTCATTCTGCCACGTGAGGAATTTTACACCAACACGGTAAAAGATTGGACAAAGAAAAGGGATTTGTCACAACCACTTGACATCATTCCAATGGGTGAACTTGAAGCAGGTAAATATATCTTCACCCATCAAGAGGGTGATGACGAAGGCAACAAAGAATACAAATCCGATTACAATCGAATATACGGTGACAGGCAGATATTTATTGAAAATGATTTTGTCAAAGATGAAAAGAAAATTGAAACAGGATTTGGTGCTTCTATTTTAAACTCATTTCCCAAGGATGACAAAACACTAACCTATATTGACAATGGCGACAACCTAAATTTCAACACTGGTAAAATCAGGATATTGCAATATGCCGCCTTGTCTTGCAATCCTTATTTAGTTTTTAATGGCAAAGTAAGAGTGCTTGGTGGTACATCTACCAACAAAACAAAATATCCATACACAGGGCATTTGGACAATCCAAAAACACCTACATCGGATATTAACTATGGTATGCCGAGATTTATAGGTATTCCAGCAGGTACAGAAATGACCAACAATAATTTGTTCAATGCTTACTGGTCAAAGTATATGTCCGAAATTATAGACAAGGACAGCAAGATAGTAAGAGGCCATTTCTACCTGACTCCTGCCGACATGGAAAAGCTGTCATTCCGTGACCTTTACTTTTTCGATGGCAATTACTTCCGGCTGAATAAGATTGAGGACTACGACCCGATTAACCCATCGGTCAACATCTGTGAGTTTCTGTTCCTTAAAGCAGGGCCGACATTCACGGCAACGACAGGAAGCGTGGGCGGTGGTGGAAGCCAAGGCAATGACAATGTAAAAGATGAAAAAGACCCCGAAGGCGGCAAGACAACGAATAAAGTAATAAGTCAGCGTGGCTTCAATATAGGTCAATACAATGATGCCGGGGATGGCATAATGGTAGGGAATATCCTTTCAAACTTTGGAAACAGAAACGCTGCCTTTGCAACCAGCGGAGTGACTTTCATTTGCGATGATAGCATTGTAATTGGACAAGCACCACCATCAGGTTACGCAGGATGCAACGAAGTGTGGATGCAAGGGCAGTTGATTACAAACAACAATTTTGGCAGCAATCGTTTTGTATTTCCGACAGCCAACTACACGGCTGAAATGGACAAGGACATCATTATCTTTTCAGCAGCTGGTAATGGAACAATCACATTGCCCCCGGTTGGCACATCAACATCCAAAGCGTTTTGGGTGGTAAAAGCAGAATCGGGTGGAACATTACGCATAGAAGCACAAAGTGGGGAATACATAGATGGAAGTGACCATTACAACATCAACAACCAATGGGGTACAGCATATTTGGTATGCAACGGGTCAAGGTGGTACGCATTAACAAACAAATAAAATGGCAGAAACAATAGTTGGAATAAAACTTAACGCATCGGTAAGCGGTGCGGAACAGGTTAAAAAGTTAAAAGAAGAAATCAAGGCAGCCGAAGCCGAAGCCAAAAAGATTGCAAAAGAATTTGGCGAAAGCAGCAAGGAAGCAGAGGCAGCAGCCGAAAAGGTAAGCAAATTAGCGCAAGGGCTTGACAGCTTCAAGTCTATAAAAACCCAAATCAGGGAAGCTACTCAGGAAGCAATAAGGTTAGCGCAGCAGTTTGGTGAATTTTCACCCGAAGCTGTTGCCGCTGCCAAAAGAGTTGCAGAACTCAAAGACCAAATGGGAGATTTTCAACAGCGTGTTGCAGGTTTAAACCCTGATAAATTTGAAGCTGTTGCAACAGTTGCACAAGGTTTGGCGGGTGGTATTTCTGCCGTTACTGGTGCAATGGCTTTATTTGGTGCTGAAAGCGAAGATGTGCAGAAAACAATGATGCAAGTGCAGGGTGCTATGGCATTTGCACAGGGTATTCAGCAGCTTTTAAATATGCAGAACGCATTAGGTGCGGTGGCTACAATGATACGCACAAATGTTGTGACTGCATTTACAACTTTGAAAGGTGCAATGGCTGCCACAGGTATTGGTCTTTTGGTAGTCGCTATTGCAAGTGCAATTCAGTACCTAAATGATTTAGGTTCAGAAGCAGAAAAGGCAGCTGAAAGGTCAAAAGAAGCACTTGATTTCATTGATAGGGTTTCACAGGCAAACCAAAAAACAATGGAAATATTGATTGAAAAAAGAAAGCTTGAAGGTTATAGTGAAAAAGTACTACATGACACCCGTATAAATTTCATGAACCAGCGTGTTAAAATGTTAGAAGAAGAACTCAAAAAAGATTTGGGCAATTTGGATGTTGAACGTAGATTAACCGAAGCAAGAGAAGATGTAATAATTGAGGAATTAAAATTTAGAAACAAAAATCGTGATGAAGAATTGCGAAAAAATAAGGAAGCCAATGAAAAACGCATTGAACAAGAAAAAGACAGACAGCAAAAGTTAAAAGAGCAACGGGAAAAAGAAGCTGCTGATGCACTTGAAAGACGTGCCACATTATTGGCGTTGGAACAAGACACACTTGCACAACAGATTGCCGCTGCAAATGCTGCATTTGATACACGTGTAAAAGGTTACAAAGAAAAGAATTTTACCGAAGCAGAAATTCTAAAACTACGTAATGCTGAAATCAAAAAAATAACTGATGATTTCAATGCGAAACAAAAGGCAGACCAAGAAAAGGCAGCAACAGAAGAAAAAGCACGAAAAGAAAAGGAAGCAGCCGATGCAATAAAGGCAACCGATGACTACTACAAAAAACAGCAGGTTGCACTTGTCGGCAACAACGAAGCACTCGCACAACTTGAAGTTGAGAGATTACAAGCCCAAATAAATAATGCAAAGCAATTTGGTCAAAGCACCGTTGATTTGGAATTGCAACTTGCCCAAAAGAAAAAGGAAATTTACGATGCTGATAAAAAGGCAAAAGAGGATAGCGAAAAGGCAAAGCAGGAAGCACAAATGGCAACATTAAATGAAGCCGCAAATGCTATTGGTGCGCTTGGTGGTATCTTAAAAGAGGGAAGCGATGCAGCAAAGGCAGCAGCACTTTTGGATATTGCAATCAAAACAGGTGTAGGTTTTGCACAAGGTTTGGATATTGCTCAAAAAGGTGCAGCAGCAACAGGCCCAGCAGCCCCATACGCATTCCCAATATTTTACGCACAACAAGTCGCAGCAGTATTGGGCGCGATGTCACGTGCAAAAGCTATTTTGAAAGGTGGTTCAGGGGGAAGCGGTGGCGGTGGCGGAATGGGTGCGGTAGGTGCTGCTCCTTCACCAATGACTCCACTCACAGGCGGTGCGCTACCCGAAGAAGGGCAGTTTGGTGACATGGGCAGGGTGTATGTTCTTGAAGGTGACATCACCAAAACGCAGACAAGAGTCCGCAGGTTAAGAAATACAAGTGTCGTTTAAACCTACTTTTATAATTATGGAATTACCAGTGTACAAAATTGTGGTCAATGACGATGACGAAACAGGGGTTGAGTTTGTTTCTCTCGTTGACCGCCCAGCCATACAAAAAGACTTCATGCTGTTCAAAGACCAATTTGTTGATCCGACAGCAAACGAAACAGAAGATGAATTTATCAGCCGTTGCATCCCGGTAATGATTGGCGAAGGCATGGAGCAAGACCAAGCCGCTGCCGTTTGTTATTCCAAATGGGAAAGCAGACAGAAATTTGAAAGCTATGATGACTATCCCGAAGCGGCCAAAGAAAATGCAAAGGTTGCACTCCGTTGGGCAGAAGAAAACGGATGGGGTGACTGCGGAACAGCGGTGGGTAAAATCAGGGCTAATCAGTTGGCAAATGGTGAAGCCATCACCCGTGACACAATTGCAAGGATGGCAGGGTTTGAAAGGCACAGGCAAAACAGCGACAAGGAATTAGGTGACGGATGTGGCCGCCTGATGTGGTTGGCTTGGGGTGGTGATGAGGGCATTGAATGGGCAAGTCGCAAATTACAGCAGATAGATATGAGACAGGCATACTCGGTTCAGTCCGAAGAAAAGCGCATCGTGACAGGCCCGGCAATGTTAGCCGATTTACCCATTTACCGCTACGATGACATCAGGGGTGAGTACTACGTGACCTTTGATGCCGACACCATTTGGAAGATAGCAAAGAAATTTGTCCGCAATGATGCCTATAAAGCAGTCAATACCGACCATGCCAACCCCGTGAAAGAGGGTGTCCACATGATTGAGTCATACTTCATTGATCGCAAACGTGGTGTGATGCCACCTACCGGGTATGAAGATGCAAAGGATGGCTCGTGGTTCCTGACCTATTTAATAGACAATGAGGAAATTTGGGCGAAAGTTAAGGATGGCGAGTGGAAAGGATTTTCAGTTGAGGGATTGTTTGACATGGAAGAACAGGATGAAGTCCTTGAAATGATGCGTGAAATTACCGCCATGCTGAAAAATTTTGCATAGGTTAAAATCAATCTACCTTTTAAGATATATGGAATTTAAATCAGAATTAGCCGAAATGAAGTTATCTCTTGCCGCATTCATGGCAGAGGTAAAGCAGCGTTTCAGCGAAGCTCCTGCCGAGATTGCGTTTGGTGAGTTGACTTTGGTTGACGGAACTATCGTGGTTTTCGATGGCGAGGAACTTGCAGCCGGAATGCTCCTGAATGTTAAAGGCGAAGAAGGTATCGTACCCGCACCTGATGGAGTGCATGAAACTACCACTGGTCTTTTGGTAACTACCAAAGATGGTGTAGTTGAAATGATTGAAACCAAAGAAGAAACTCCCGTTGAGGAAGTTGAGGTTGAAAATCAGTTTGCATCCGTTGAGCAGTTCGACGCACTCCGTGCCGCTAACGAAGAACTGGCAGCAAAGATTGCCACACTTGAAACTGCACTTGTAAACATCCTTGGCAAAGTTGAAGAAACTTTCAGCGTGTTTGAAAAGTTCGCAGCCACCACACCTGAACCCACAAAAAAACCATTTGGGTCAGTAAAGAAAAACGAAGAAACTTTTAATGGTTTTGTTTCAGCAATCAAAAAACTCAATAACAAATAAATAAAATGGCATTTGACGTAACAGGTCTATCGAATTACACCAAGGAAGAATCATTGCAGCTCCTGACCAAAGCTATGTTCACCGCTAAAACTGCATCTTTGTTGCAGTCTGCTGGTCAAGTTCTTCCTAACATTAAATCCGCTGAAATACTGCCTCTGCTGTACAGCGATGTTTACTTCCAAAGCGACAGCTGCTCTTATCAGTCAAGTGGCAACACTACCCTGTCTAAGCGCACACTGACCGTTGGAAAAGTTAAGGTACAAGAGACTCTTTGCCCCAAAGACCTTGAAACCAAATACACACAGAAAGCTCTTGCCGCTGGTGAAGCTATCGACATGGGTGTATTCACAGAGCAAATTGGAAACGAAAAAGCTGCCAAAATTGCCGAAGCTATCGAAACTGCTATTTGGCAGGGTGATACTACTGGCGGAACTGGAAACAATGCTTACTGGGATGGTTTCTTGACTATTCTTGATGATCTCGGTTTCGGCGGTGCTGGTGACCCTATTCGCGGTAACGTTGGTGGTGCTTATTCTTCTATCACTGCATCTAACATCGACGACATCATCACTACCATTTACAGCGTTATCCCTGCTGAACTGCTTGGAAAACCTGACCTGATGATTGCTATGGGTACAGATACCTTCCGCCTGTATCGTCAGTGGCTGGTAACTGCTAATCTGTTCCACTACCCTGCAAACGAAATCGCAGAGATGGAAATCGTTGACCCTATCACTGGCATCAAGATTTACGGTCTGCATGGCATGAACGGAACGAACAAAATCGTTGCTGGTCTGTGGTCTAACTTCTTCTTGGGTACAGACCTTTTCGATGAGCAAAGTGAGTATTCCTTCATTTTCAATCCATTTGAGCGGAGAGTTCAATTCCACGCGGCCTTCAAATACGGGGTACAGCTGGCGTACTGCGACCAAATCGTGTATTTTAAACTCTAATATATCAATAAGTTAGAGAAAGTTTAACCCGGGGGGTGGGGAAAAACCCTACCCCCCTTTAATTTAAAAAAAATAATATGGCATGTCAATTAACTTCGGGTTTTACCCTTGACTGTAAGACGGCTGCAGCCGGTATCAAAAATATTTGGCTCGTGGAATTCGATGCTAAATCTACTCTCACCAAATCATCAGGCGAAGTTTCTGCCCACACTTTGAGTGGTGGCAAAAGCTACTTCAAATATGAATTGGAAAAGGAAACCGGGTCTATGACTTGGCGCACAATTCCTTCTACCGAAAACGGAACTGTGTTTTACGAAGCTGACTTGGTAGCTCGTCTGCACAAAGTTACCACCGCACAGCGCAACGAGATTAAACTCCTTGCTCAAAACAGAATGTTAGCCATTGCCCTTGATGCAAGTGGTGACTACTGGCTGCTGGGTGCTGACTATGGCGTTCAGTTGCAGCAGAGTGAAACCAACTTCGGACAGGCGTTCGGTGACTTCAAAGGTCATGTATTAAATTTTCTCCACAAAGAGACAGATTTACCTTTGAAAGTTCAGGCCGCTGTTGTAACTTCGCTGGGTCTTTGATTTTTTCATAGTGTTTTCATGCAAAGAAGGTCGGGTTTTCCCGGCCTTTTTTGTTTAACATGAAACCGACCTACTTATATAGGTAGGATGCTGTACATAACCAAAGCAGGAACACCCGAATTGATAATCACAGGCAGAGAAAAGGTGACGGTTTCTCCCGTGTATTATCTGTTGGTGTTTGAGTCCGAAATGTCGCAGGAACAAAAGGCATTTATTGTAACCGATACCAGCACAGCACCCAACAGATACCAACTTTTTTCATTTGTAGAGGGCAGCAGCGCATCAAAAACATTGGCCGTAGGTACGCATTACTGGGCTTTATACGCACAAACTTCCCCCACCAATACCAATCCATTACTTGCATCACAAGAAATTGACCGGGGATTGGCCTATGTTACCGCATCGCATACCGCATTTAACGACCACGAGGTCAATACAACCATTAAGCAGCACCATATAGGATGAGTTTCGATTTACTACGCATAAATTTTACCGAGTCAAAGTTGCCTAAATTCAAGGAAAACAAGAATAAAGGCATCGTGACCTATGGGGAAAAGAACGATTTTCCTGATACGTTACTTGAATTTTACAACAGAAGCCCAAAACACGGGGCTATTGTAAGGCAAAAAGCCCGTTTTGTGGCAGGTGAAGAAACACTTGTGGATGGCAACCCCAGCGCAGTTAAGGTAATTGACTACGTTAACCCATACGAGGGGATTCAAGAGTTCAAAAATAAGTTAGCTCTCGATTACGAATTGTTCAACGGCTTTGCATACGAGGTACACTACAACAAAGTAGGGCAGATTTCTGCACTTTACCACGTAGATTTCAGCAACGTGCGCACACTTGACCATGATGTGTATATGTATGCAGAAGATTGGAAAAAAGCCAAGCAAGAGGACATCAATCATTATGCACCTTTTAACCCGAAAAAGGCCCAACCAATGGAAGTGCAGTTGTACTACTTCCGAGAATATGCACCTTCGTTGGGTGTTTATCCGTTGCCCCCATATCAGCATTGTTTGCAGTATATTGAAATCGATGTTGAGATAGCCAACTTCCACAATAACAACATCCGCAACGGGTTTGCCAACGGAACGCTGGTTCAGTTGTTCAAAGGACAACCTACCGAAGAAATTGCCTTTAACTTTGAGAGGAAGTTCAAGCAGAAAACAACCGGCACGGACAACGCAGGTGGTGTGCTTATTCAGTTCAATGAGATGAACGAAAAGTCGGCAGAGATTGCACACCTGCAACCTTCCGACATGGACAAGCAATTCCTGCAACTTAACGAAACGGTACAGGATGAAATCTTTATCGGCCACAACTTCCCGAAAATTCTGCTCGGTTATGCAACAGAAGGCGCACTTGGTCAGCGTAATGAAATGATTGAAGCGTATGAGTTGTTCCATAAGTCATACGTTAACAAACGTCAAGTAAAAGTTGACACTTGCCTACAACATACACTTGAAAGCGTTTATCCCGGCATCGAGTTAACCACCAAAGACAGCGATTTTCTCGGAGTTGATTACGTTGCATTGTATCAATTTGGCATTGTAAGCCGTGAGGAAGCACGTGAAGCACTCGGATTGCAAAACACAACCATTCAGGCGCAAAAGTTTGACGGTCACACTTGCGAATTTCACAAATGGTCGGATAATGACTTGTCAGTTTTTGCCAAATTTGGGGCCGATGAAAGCGAATTTGAGGAAGTGAAACTCACCTTTGAACTGACCACAAAAGAAAAGCGTGTGTTGGCTGTTGTAAATTCCGATGAAAAAGCCACATTGAAAGACATTTCTATCGCCACCAAAATAGGCGAAGAAGAAGTCATCAAGATTTTGAAAACTTTGCAGGACAGCGGTAAGATAAATTGGACAAACAATGCAATCAAAATTACCGACATTGGCCGGGGTGAGATTGCAGACACCGAACTGCCCAAGTTGGAACTGCGTTACAAGTACGATTTAGACCCTGATGCGTTGCCGTTGCAACCCGGTGGTGAAAGCCGTGAGTTTTGTGTGCAAATGCTTAAAATGGAAAAGCTCTATACTCGTGATGAAATAGACCAGATGAGTGCAATTTTAGGTTATAGCGTATGGCTTCGCAGGGGTGGATGGTACACCGTTCCAAATACTGACCCACCGTTGCACATTCCGCATTGCAGACACGAATGGAAACAAAGAATAGTAAGGAGAAGAAACAATGGCTAATTTCGCATATTTCGTAAGTGAGCAGGATGTAAAGAAGAACACCCCTATTGACGAAAACGTTGATAGCAAGTTGCTTCAAACTGCCATGCGCACAGCACAGGATGTTTATATCCGTGATATTTTGGGAAGCACCCTATACGACAAGATTTGTGATGACATCAACGGGGCTGGGCTTGGTGGTAATTACCTGACATTGGTCAATAAATACGTTGCACCTTGCCTGTACCATTACGTGATTTTGGACTCAATGCTGCCATTGACCTACAAAATGATGAACAAGTCAGCGGCAAGTCGTGGCGCAGAAAATGCAAATGCGGTGGATGTTGACCAACTTCGCATGATTGAGCAGCGTTACCAAAATAAAGCCGAATACTACGCTGAAAGATTGCGTTTGTATCTTGCCGAAAATGATACACTTTTCCCAGAATATCAAAACCCTGCGAGTGGTCTTGACGTGATCAACCCGCAGAACCAATATTTATTTGGTGGGTTTTATCTGGGTGAAGATGATGATTACAAATTCCTGCGTGGATTTTTCTCATGAATAAAGTAAGACAGAAAAACGAAAACAAACTGAAACTCTATCTCAATGGTAACAATCAACCAACTACTGGAAGCTCTGGAAACTGCGGGAAACAACCACAAGCAGATAAAGGCAACCATCGTAAATATTGAACCCAATATCAATACAAGCGGTGAGCAGCTTTATCCACTTATGCGGATTTTTCCTGATGGAAGTCAGGTGACCGTTGACAAAGTGATTTATCGATTTGCGGTTGCCATTGCTGACAGGCACAGAGAAGATTTTACCGATGCAGTAGAACGCATCAGCGATATGCACACAGTGATGTTGGACATTTACTCAATGCTGCGTTATGTGTACCGAAACAACATAGCAGGAACATGGGTAATCAACGACAGCATTACACCCTTTTATGACGCCCAAACGGACATCGTTAGCGGAGTTGCAGCCGTTATAGAATATCATTGTCCAAATTTGAGAGATTACTGCGACACACCAAATAACAATTTAACATTCCCAACAATAGAATAAAATGAGTACAGCAACAGAATTTATGAGTGGTTTCACGGGCTGCAAAGTCCTTTCAGGAACAGGCGCAAATACCGGCCGTTGGCAGGGTTTTGTAGTTAACGCAGATGCGGTTGTTTCCGCTGCCCTTGACAAAAATGCGGCAAGTGTAATGACAACCCTTGGACTGACAGGTGTAACCCTGAAACAAGGCACGTTTATCTCCTTGCCCGAAGGTGACTATTTCAGCAGCATCACACTGACAAGCGGAAGCATCGTAGCGTATAACGTATGATAAGAATAGGTGTTCGGTCATTTGTAGCAGGTGGCGGCAATGATGCCGATGCACAGGCCTTTATTGATGCCGCTGCAATAACTGATGTAACACAGCAGTCGGCCATCAATACATTGGTACTGGACTTGAAAAATTATGGCATTTGGACAAAAATGAAAGCCATTTATCCTTTCGTTGGTGGTACAGCATCCACTCACAAATGGAACTTGAAAGACCCCCGTGATTTGAATGCTGCGTTTAGGTTGGTGTTTAGTGGTGGAGGTACGCACAGCTCAACCGGATGGCTTCCAAACGGAACAAATGGTTTTGCAAATACTTTTTTTAATATATCAAATAATTTTATTAGTACAAGCAATGCTTCAATGGGTTGTTATTTAAGAACTGACACAAGCACTTCTTCTGTTGATATTGGAGCAGGTAATACAACTGAAGCCAAAAATGGAATTTTAATTTATTCTTCATTTAATGGAAGTACACTTTTTTCATGTGCATTTTCAAATACATTTATATCACCAGCTCCAACAAATAATGACTCGCGTGGTTTTTATTCAGTTGTAAGAGATGGAGGAGTTCAACGAATACATAAAAGAGGTGATATTACTATCAATTTAAGTAAAACAGAAGCAAGTGCTGGTTTATCATCGTTAAATATTTATATTGGTGGCGGAAACCCAATAGGTGGTTCTGGTAGTTATTTATATTCAGATAGAGAACAAGCATTTGCATTTATTGGTGATATAATAACACAAACTGAAATAGACAACCTTTACACCGCAGTACAAGCATATCAAACCACTTTATCTCGTAACGTATGATTACCATAAAAGACATAACACCGGAACAATACAGCACCTACGTTGGTGTGCTGACAATCGAAGACAAAGACAGCTTAATTGGTCAATGGTATATGGCCGATAGCTATTTCAACCCTATCCAAGATGCTGACGACAAGTGGGTGATTTCGGTTGAGGAGATTTCCCAGTGCGTAAACCCTGATTTTATGTGGGTGAAAGATTTGCCGCTTATCCCGTTTGTACCAAAACCATCACCGCCCTTTCCCGGATGAAAAACGAAACTGAAACAATCGTAGGTAGTTGGCTGTTATGGTTGGCTGGGGCTGCTGCAAAGTTGCTTCCGTTAATTCAATTCCTATCTTTCACCGCTGCCCTTGTTTTATCCTGCATAGGCATCTATAAATTTTTCAAGTATGGCAAAAAGTAAGGAGATAGTAAAATGGCAACCGAAAAGCAAACGGAAGTTGGGCAGACACACGAAGTCAGCCAACAAACACAATTCAGCAAAACCATACCGAGGACAAGGAAGATGAAACTTAAAGGATATTTCAAACCAACCCCAAAGCGTTTCAGGGTTTTGGGCGACAGCATTGCGGCTGCATCTTTGTTCGTTGCCGGGTTAAACCTTGACCACCCCAAGTTGATGCTCATTTCAGGTGTATGCGGTGCTGTCGGAAAGTTCGTGACCAATTTCTTTGCGGAGGATGAAACGAAGTGATTGGCTTTTTGTGCTTTGTGGTGTACTTGCTATTGTGCTTGTCTTTGGGCATTGCCCGACACAACAAAAACCACAGGCAGACACAGGACTGGTAGATAGTTTAAATGCCGAAATTGACAGCATCAAAAATGAGTATGCTGCGCTGCTGATCAACCGCCCTGAAAAAGTTAAACGCATCCGTGAAATTAGGACAAAATATGTCCATGACACCCTGACCATTACCGAGCTTCAACAGGACACGATAAAACTTGCCGCCCTGATTGATGAAAATCAACTTTGCTGGGAAATAATATCCGATGATAGCGTGGTAATTTACAGCCAAGAGCAAGTCATAAAATTACAGGATAGTGCGATAACGCATTTACAAGCCATTACAGCCACTCAAAATGAGCAGTTAATACAATGTGCCACAGACAACAATAAAATGCGTAGGAAACGAAATGCGTGGCGAAATATCGCAATCTTATCATCATTATTATTCATAGCCAAATGAAAGCACTGCAAGAACTACTGAACAAAAATGGGGCAAACCTGAAACCTGATGGCGTTATCGGCCCGAAAACAACCGAAGCACTGGCCAACTACATAGCCAATGAGCTGAAAAAACGCAAATGGTTACCCCAATATCATGGTATTGTATGGCTTCGCACGGATGATAAGCTGACAAATAAGTTCGAAGATTACTGCGTTGTGTACAAATACGGGCAGATTGTCTACGTTTGCCATGCTTCCACCACCGCTGGTGACTTTTATGTCTACAATCCCCTCACCGTTGGTGGGATAAATGGCACAGCTGTGGCTACTGAACAGCAGGTTGTTGGTTCACACCGCTTTGTAACGGGTGCAAAATGGTCAAATTTGTGGCTTGGTGCGCCTTATTTTCAGCAGATTTTGCCTATAACCATTTACCGGGATGGTACAAAAGACAGACAACTTGACCAAAAAGTAACGCAATTCGGGTTATTTGGGATAAACTTCCACCGTGCCGGGCTGGGTGACTGGGTGAATAAGTGGTCAGCAGGGTGTCAGGTTGTACCTGATAAGCATTGGTTCGAGATTGTGAAGCGATTTAATCAGGGGCAGACCATTGATTTTACCCTATTTTGCACATTCGGATAAGCAAAATTTGCGAAAATTGCTCATTGCATTGAGCAAAATTACTCAATGCTTTGCGTAAAAACTATCTGTGGACATCCACCAAATTGATAAGATGCTCTATTGAAAACTTGACAATGTAAGTCAACTCACCGCACACGATAATGGTCAGCGGCTTTTTTGGTGTGCTTCGGTTGTCAGGCATCATGCAATCAATTTTGTACAAACAGACAGGAAATGTCGGCTCTTGATACAAATCAACTTCGGAAGGTGCAATACCCATTTCATAAAGCGCATCTTCCATTTCATCCCCTGCAATGACTTCAAGGCAAAGCGGTGTGTGAAACATCAGTAAACCCTCCCTTCAATTATGCGGTAGTTTTCTACGTGGAAGTTTCTATTTGGAAGCACGGTCACGATAGCACCCCCATGATTTTGTTTGATGTAGCCATAGGGGTTGTATTCGGGTGTAAGTGTACAATGACACCCGGTGGAGAAACAAACAATCTCATCGCCTTTCAAGTTGTTTTCGTGGTGGCTTGATGTCTGGTGGTGATGGCCGATAAGCAGCGAAGATTTTGCCCTCATAAATGCACCCCTTGCCGGGTTAACCGGAGCCATGATTGACTTTTGAAATTCGTGGCCATGCAGAATGTCAAGTTTCCCGGCTTTTATTCTTTCCCTGAACACTACTTTGATGTCGTACTTTTTCAAGTGCAGTTGTTCTTCCAAAGTTATGCCATCCAAATCTTCAATGGCACGGGCATTGCTTAACAAATAATGGCGCATCCTTTCCTCGTGATTGCCAAATTTATACCAAATGGGCAGGGTTGGAAACTCCTCACGCAGCAACTGGAAGAAACTGCGTGTCATTATCAATTCCTCACGGATGCTCGGGCGTTTGGTTTCCTGTAAAAAGCGGCTCACCATGTACATATCAATAATGTCACCATTCAGCACAATCCCTGTGATGCCTTTTTCTTTTCCGTATTCCAACGATGCTTGGATTGCAAGTGGGTCATGTTCAGGGAAGTGAATATCCGACATGACCAAATACTTTCCTGATGGCAGCACCACATCCTTTCGGACTGGTAGCTTTGTGTAAAGGCCAAACTTTTTCAGGCCTTCTTCGATTGTTGATTTTCCGGGCATATTTTCAGTGTGTTTTTTACCATACTTTTGGTCGCCAAGTGAGTTAGTGCATTTACGTATTGTGTTACGCACAGCGTTAACGCTTGGCCATACACCGGGATTTTGTTCGTAAATGAGTTTGGAGAGTGTTTGTTTTGGGAGCATCAGCTGCCCATCCATCATGTGTTGCTGCATGATAGATTTGACGATTTCAATTTTAGTCATCTATCTATAAAAGTAGTTAGCCCCTGCGATTGCTAACATCGACTAATAAATCAATCAATGCAAGAACCACAGGGGCAATATACAACATTAAACCAAGCGTCATCTAATTTGTCAGGGCTGTGCCGTTTAATTCATCCTGCCACACCCTTATTTTGAACCACTCATCTACGCTTGGAATGTCATCAGGCATTTGGCTGTAATCGTATGGCAGTGCTTCAATGATTTCATCATCGCAAGGTGGCTGCCAATTTTCTATTGACTTCGGGGTTTCACGTTTATTCAGCATGGCTAATCTCCTTCAATGCAATGGTGTCACTTCCTGCCACATACACAGCAGGTTGAATGATATCCCCATCATCGGTAACAGGCAACACCCCTTTTTCTTCCGACTTGTATGCCCATTTGGCCATATCTTCAACGGATGCAAGTTGATTTTTTACCACAACCCATTCATCCAAATGGTCAAACTTCCAGCGACCTGCACCGGAACGGCATTGGATTTCAAAGCCCATGTGCTGAAATGTCTTGCCGTACATCTGTGCTTCGTTTATGGCTTGGGATTGTATCTGCTCCTTTGCCGCTTTGATTTGCTTTTCAAGGCGAGTGAGGTGGCAGAACGCATCCAAAGCGGATGCGTTGCCTTCCTCAACATCAAACATCAATTTAACTACATCCATCATGGCTTCAAAATTATTACCTCTTTGAAGTTACCGAGATTTACCCACTCAACCAGCTTGGTCAGTTTGTCCTGCGCCCAATCGGGTATATACTTGTCGTTGCATTCAATGAATACTTTTGGGTAATCATACAGGCATCGGCCCAAACCAAACTGCACAGCAGCCCTTTTCATTGCATCCGAGATACCGCCCTTTTCAGGTTCGATATTTGTCTTTGATGCACCATCTTCCCGGTAGATAAATTGACCATCCAAATACACGGTCAGGCGGCAAATAAAACCGTTTGTTATCTCCCTGAACTCGGATTTCCAATTTGTAGGGCCGAAGGCAGCGTCAAAGCGTTGCATTACACAGCGATTGTTGATGTACGGCACGACAATCATTTTGCCTGTGCTGGTGACTGATTGCACCCGCCATTCAATCTCGTTTGGCTGAATAGGTGCGGTTAGTGTTTCATTCATTGTCCTTGGAATATTAAAGTGTTTGTCTTGATTTTGCCTTGTTATTTTAAATTGTCCGTGTGGATTGTGCCGAAAATCCTGATTAAGGTCGGCAGAATTTCAGTAGGGATGCTGACGCATTTGCGGCCATCTTGACCGGGTGCGAATTCCTGAATGAAATAAATGGTGTTGCTGTCATCTTCCCAGTCAATGTTGTAGGTGACATCATCGTGTTCAAATTTGGCAGAGTAGCTGCCTGTGTGTGTGACTTTTATTTGTGTTTCCATGTGGCAAATATAATATACTTTTTTATATTTTCAAAATTTCTGCAATTTTTTTTATCAGGTCATCCGATATCGGTTCAGCTTGAAATCCTTTTTTCCGATATTTTTTGAGTGTCTTTTCAAGTTCGTCATCAGGCACCGGCTCAAATGACATCATCTGGTCTTTCCAATACACCACCGTTTTATATCCCCGTGTTTCAGTTGACATTCACAATATCAAAGGCGGTGTCAATTACCTGCTGCTCCTTTTTGCTTTTATACTTGCTTGGATTGTTCAGGGCTTTTATTACGGTGGCATAACTTGCCACACCTTTACAGGCATCAACAACCTGCATTTTCATCCCTTTACGTGCGTGTTCAATAAAGTGTTTTCTTTTATCCTCGTGTGTCATAAATTTTCTATTTCTTGTTTTACTTCTAACCAATTAAGATTAGATGGTAACATTGGAATTGAAGCAATTATCTCATCAACTGCAATCAATGCACATTGTTTAGCCTCCATCCAATTTAATGATTGACCATCTTGATGCAATCCCAATCGATAATATTTTCGTATTAGTTCTTGTGCTTTTTCTTTTGGTGTCATTTCGTTGCAATTTTAAGTAAAATTAGGTAGCCGATAAGGTCATTGAGCGTATCTTCATCCGGGGCTTCAAGCCCGGTTGTTTTGATGCGGCTCAATTTGTCATCAATGCGGACAAGTAGCTGCTCTGTGGTGGATGCCTTGCTGAAAACTCGCACCGGTTCCAGTGCAGAGTTTCCATACTTGGCATTCTTTTCCACCAACATTGAACAGATTTGGTCACAGGTTTCAATGATTTTGTTCTGCATCAAAATGGTAGGTCATCGGTTGCACTTACTTTCGGCTCGGATGTTACATTTTTGTAACTTACATTTTTAGCACCCCCAACATAGGTTGCAGGTTTCTTCGCTTCCCGTTCTTCTTTGGTTTGCGACAGGGCAATGTAGTGTGTTTCGCCGAATTTTCCTTCGGTCTTTCTTTCAGCACATACCAGTTTGATGTACTTCTTTCCGTTCTTTCCGGTTGTGATTGCCTCACTGGGCAGGTCACTTAAACATATATCGAGTATTAACATGGTGCAAATATAGTAAATTAAATCTGTTCTGCAAATTCTTCAAACTTATTTTTAACCGTTTCAAGGTTCCGGGCATAGCGTTTGTCGTAACTCATCAGGTTATCAACAACCCGGCAGCTATTTATCACAGTGCTATGGTCACGGCCACCGCATATTTGCCCGATTTTCTGCAACGATAACGAAGTTTTATGCCGCAAAATCCAAATGAATATTTGCCGCAATTCCAATACCTCACGTTTACGGGCTTTCACCTTGATAAATTCGGGCTGATAGTACGGAAATACCGACCTGATTGCAAGGTGTGTGGCCTTGACATGCTCATCATCTTTGTCAATGTCCTGTACTTTTAGCACGGTTTCAAGTTCCCTGATGCGGATTTGCTGGTGTCTGATTACTTCTTTCATGCGGTCAATTTCACTTTGGCGAAATGTTGTCCGGCTGTTGTGCTGTGGTGCTTTGATTTTTATTCTCATGTTCTATTATTTTAAAAAGTTCGTATGCTATTTGTGGCACGATTGCGTTGCCATAACCCTTAATGCTTTCGTTTCGCCACTTTGGAAAGGTAATTCCGTCCAGTTTGGTGGGAAGCCCATCATCTCCGCCACAAATCGGGGATTGAGTTGGGAAGTTTTGCCAGTTCCTTCTGCTTTCGATATTACGCTGCAAAGGTCGCTGTTTCCTTGCCATGTTTCTGTTGGTTGTCTGCCCTTCCAATCGTTTGTCATTGGTGTTGGTAGCATTCCCATTGCCATTGCCCTGTTCAGCGTTACCGAGTGCATTGATCCTTCCTTCACTTGCGTTGATTTCATTGTTGCAGTTGCATTGGTTTGATCCATCACGGTTGGAGTAGGCAAGAAACCAACATCTATCTCTTCGGTGCGGTGCGTTTTTGGCCGCAGCTGGAATAATAAACGGTTGAACTTCGTACCCTTCATTTTCCAAGTCAAGGCACACCTGCTCGAAAACCAATCCGCCATCAATATTTGTGATACCAAAGACATTTTCTGCGATGACCCATCTGGGTTTAATCTCTTGTATTGCTCTAAGCATTTCGCCCCACAAGTAGCGTTGATCATTTGTTCCTTTTCGCTTTCCTGCGAGTGAAAATGGCTGACATGGAAAGCCACCGGAAATAACATCAATTGTTCCTTCATATTTTTTGAAATCAGTTTTACATATATCAACGTGGCTGTCTGCTTCCGGCCAGTAGTATTCCAATACCTTTCGTGGAAACTCCATCCATTCACAATGGAATACGTTTTCCCATCCCATCCATTCGGATGCAAGGTCAAAACCGCCAATGCCTGAAAATAAACTGCCGTGTCTCATAGTGCAAATATAGTTTAATTATTTATATTTAGAAAATATATTCAACTGTTTTACCCATAAAATTGCATTGCAGCGTTCCTGTCATCCCGTTACGGCACTTGCTGATAATGAGTTCAGCATCTTCAAGTTCAGGTGGGTTGCCACCTGACTTCTGGGCTTCATAGTAATCGGGCCGATATGGGAATAAAACCGTGTCTGCATCCTGTTCAATGGCTCCGCTTTCCCGAAGGTTTGCCAACTTCGGGCGGCTGTTGCCTTCCTCTGTACCCCTGTTGAGTTGCGACAATGGCATTACGGTACATCCGCATTCTTTGGCAATCAGTTTGCATTGCCGGGATATGTTGGCGATTTCCTGCTCCCGATTTTTACCGCCTGTGGATTTGACCAACTGCATATAATCAATTATTACCAGTGTTGGTTTTATTTTCATTGTTTTTATTCGGGTTTTGATTTGAGCTATGTCGAGCATAGTGCTGTCCTCAATTTGAAATTTGTAGTCAATCAGCAGTAATTCACGTGCAATGTTTTCCAATTCAAATTCATTCACATCAGCGTTTCGTACTTTTAGGTTGTCCACCCGGCCCAAAGATGAAAGTATGCGGTCAGCAAGTTGTTCTTTGCTCATCTCCATGCTGAACATTATAACCCTGCCACCCAGTTTTGCATGGGCAATCCCGATGCTGACTGCGAATGCCGTCTTACCCATACCGGGCCGACCTGCAACTACCACATTTTCACCGGCAACAAAACCGCCAATATACTTGTCAAGTTTGGTAAAGCCAGTTGGCAATCCAATGGTTTTGATTTCGGACTTGCTTCGTTTCTCCAAGTTGTCGAAGCGGTCACCGAGTAGAGTAATTAGGTCAATGGCTTGGCCGTTTTCGTTCAGTTGTATTTCATCAATAGTTTTTTGAACTTCCGACATGGACTGCATTATTTCACTTCCGTTTGTCAGGTCATTGACAATTTTTGTCAAGTCAATAGTCAGGGTTTTGCGGATGTATTCCTGATGCAACATTGAAACCAACCGGGTAATGCTTTCACCTGTGTAGTAGTTGTTCAGCCCTGCGATGTCCATTGCCATGTCACGGTGCTTCATTACAACAGCCACGTTGTCAATATGCTCGTTGTTAAGGTACATTGCCTGAATGGTCAAACACAGAGTGCGATATTTGGGTACGGTGAACCATTCGCTGCGTACGGTTGCGGTGAGGTCAAGCTGCTTACCTTGCAGCCATGTTCCAAGAATTTGTTGCTCTATCATTCTAAATATTTTATGGCCTTCGCCTGTTCGATTTCAATTGGTTTCAAAAATGGGATGGTATTTGAAAGTTTGGTTTTCCAGTTCTTAATCTTTTTTCCGTGACCATCCACCCACCCGGCTTCCACCCATTGATTGTATTTTGCTTCAATAGGGTAACGATAACCGGGTTTCAGTCCTTTCATCCCGTATTCGCAAAATTCTTCGAGTGTGGGTATTGTATTTGTATTTCTTTTTTTATTTACAATTACATTTTCATTTTCATTTTCCATATGTACAACATATGTTTTAGATATGTTATTCATATCTTTTTTGGTTCTGTTGTTTCTCCTGCTTTCGGAATATGCCTTACGTTTTTCAACTTCCGCAGACAATCTTTCATTCAGGTAGTTACCATTTTCATCCTTTACAAACTTTGAAAATATATCTTCATCATATGTGCCACATATCTGTAACATATCTTTTTCAGTCAGTATGCCTTTTTGGTGTTGTAGGCATAGCAGTGTAATGTATTTTCCTTTTTGTTCCATAGTCAAAAGCATTGTTCCGGTCAGGAAGTCGCTGGAATAAAAAAGGAATGCTGGGTCTTTGCTCATTGTTTTTGTCCTTTCAAGGTTAATTTTTTACACTGGTTGTAATAGATGATTTGCAGGTCAAGTTTCATCCAAAGGTACTCACATTGTAATAACGTGATGACCTGGTTTTCTCGCCTGTAATTTTCATACTCTTTGCGCAGTTCTAACTCTGCGATTTGCTCGTCACAATATGCGACTGGTAATGGTGTGGGTTTGTAAATATTCATAAAAAAAACACCCACACTTTCAAGAGTTGAACCCGGCCCCAAGATAGCCGCCTCTTTACTTGCGTGGGTGTTGATTATATTTTTTCTCATTTGCTTGGTTTTCGGCAGGGGGTTCAGTCCTGTTATTCCGATATGCAATTATATAACAAAGATTTTAGATTTCCAAATTATTCGTTACAATATTGTTGATTTTCGTGGTAATCTATGTCGCTTTGCTCGTCACGTTCCCATTCAATCGTCTGGGTAATGTACCACGACCATCCTTTTTCCCATTCTTTGAAGTCATCGGAGTTCAGTTCAAAAGGATTTTCGCCTTCGGTTTCGTAGTAATTAAACTGCTGACTGGCTATCCAGCCCATTTCAAAAGGTGTTTTTGTGTTTTCCATGCTGCAAATGTAATATACTTTTCTATACTTGCAATACTTTTTGTTAAATTATTTGTGTTAAAGTTATCCACAATTTAATAAAATAGACCTTTTACGAATAAACTTTGTGCTGTGAAGAAGCATAAATTATTTTGAAAATACATACAAATACATTATATTTGAATATGCAACATAATAAAAATGTAAAATACAATCTCCTGTTTGACATTGACGGATATGAAGGTTTGTATTCAATCGACAATCAGGGAAAAGTGTATTCTTGGAAAAGTCAAAAGTATTTGAAACCAATTAAACAAAATACAGGGTATCATACTGTAAGTCTACATAAAGATAAAAAAATAAAAATACATTTAATCCATAGACTTGTTGCACAAACGTTTTTAGAAAACCCATTACACAAAAAACAAGTAAACCATAAAGATTTGAATAAAACTAACAATTCTGTTTTTAATTTAGAATGGGTTACTTGTGGTGAAAACATAAAACATTCAATAGAAAATGGACAAAGACTTGGAGAAAAAAATGGTAATTCTAAATTGACACCAAACCAAATTATTGAAATTAGAGAAAAATATAAATTTAGAAAATGCACATATAAAAATTTAGCAAAAGAATATGGTGTAAGAGAAAATTATATTGGCCGAATAGTAAATAAAGCAGTTTGGAAGCATGTATGAAAAAACACGTTAAAACATATCTTGACCATTTCGGCTATGACAAAAGCGATTTCATTCCTTGTGAGGTATGTGGCGCACAAGCTGTGGACATTCACCACATCGAAGCACGTGGCATGGGTGGAAGCAAACACGCTGATGTGATTGAAAACCTGATGGCGTTATGTAGAAAAGACCATGCCCGGTATGGGGATAACAAGTCATTCAAAGATTGGCTCAAAAAAGTTCACGCACTTAAACTTGAACAAGCGCACCGAGATACTGATTGAACTTGCCAACTCCAAGTGGCTGCCTGACTTCTGCAATAAAATTGGAAGCCATGTCGCTGCCGACCTACAACAACACTTGCTTCTAATCTGCTGTGAAATGGATGCCGACCGCCTGATACAACTGCACGAAAGCAATGGACTTGTTTATTACCTTGTCAGGGTGGGATGCAATGCGGTAAACGGCAATCGTTACACAAAGTTCTACCGGGACTTCCTTCGCACCACAGAAACCTTGCCCGAAAATTACGATGAGGAAGCAGAGGACTATGACGAAACTCACATCAGGCGCAAACAGGAAGCCGTGGAGTCTGTCAATTTCAAAGAGGTGGCTAATCATTTCAACCGGAGTGAGTGGTATGTGGTTAAACTTTGGCAGCTATGGGAAGACAAACAAAGCATGGCAATGATAGCCCGTGACACCAAAATAAACTACCGAGAGATAAGCCAAATAATCAACGCAATCAAAACACAAATCAAAGAAAAATATAATGAATACGATGACTGACATTTTGGGAGTGGCGGCACTTTGTGTCCTGCTATCCCGGTACTTCTTTCCCCCGATGATTTCATTTGTCTATGCCTTGGACAGCCGTTACCGCAAGACAATCAAACCATTTGAGTGTGGTTTCTGCCTATCGTGGTGGACCGGGCTGGTATGGTTTACCTTTCAATTTGGATTGTATGGTATAATTTATGGTGCATTATGTGCTATCTTTGGGGCGTTAATTGACCGATATCTATGACACTAATTGAAATAGCAGGGATTGGAATTGCACTTGGTGTGCTTTTACCCTTTTTGTGTTACTACATAATGACCAAAATATGACACCTGAACAGCGCAGTCTTTGCCTTGACCTGAAACCGCACATTGACCGGATAAACAAGACCGGCACCTACTCACTTGAAGCTGGGTATTATGCCAAATTAAACGAAGTTCACAGGCAGTTGTACGGACAGCCGTTCCCGGCGTGTAGGTCATGTATGTTTGATGCACTAAAAAAACTATATCGGGAGGCCTTAAATGGTTAGTATAATTCATGGCGGTAACGCAGGGGATTTGATTTATGCACTCCCGGCAATGAGAGCAGCATCCCGGTTGCGTAATGAGAAAGTGCATCTGTATTTACAGGTAGATGTTCCTGCGCAGTATGGTTTCAATCACCCTATGGGTAAGGTGCAAATGAATTTAAAGATGGCTGAAATGCTTTTGCCACTTTTGATGTCTACGGATTTCATAGGCAAATGCACAATCACGGATGAGAATATAAAATGTGATTACAACTTCAACCTATTCCGAAAGTTTCACAATTACACAGGCCACATCTCCCAATGGTATTTTCACATTTACCCTGAACTTACCTGCAATTTAGCCGAGCCGATACACTTTGATGTGTGGCAATTAGGCAATCACCAAATCATTTTGAACCGCACAGCTCGTTATCACAATCCGACATTTGATTATTCCATCCTTCGCAGGTATCAGGATAAGATAAAATTTGTAGGGCTTGCCGATGAATACCGCATCATTTCGGCCAAGCTGCCCGACATTTCTCACATCGAAGTAAAAGACTTTGTGGAGCTGTGCGGCATAATCAAGGGCTGTGAGTTATTTGTCGGCAACCAATCAATGGCCTACGCAATATCCGAAGTCATGAAGCATCCGAGAGTAGTTGAAATTTGCCCGACTGCGCACAACGTAATTCCAACGGGTGACAACGGGTTTGGTGCATGGACAATTATGAACCTGACACAAATATTGAAATCAAAATATGAGCAAAACTAAATCACCTATCACGGGTAAGGTAGCCAAAAAGGCATTTATCAAAGGTGGGGTGCAATACTACACTGACGAATTGAATAACATCTTCTGCAAAAAACTTGACCAATCAGGCATGGTTGGCGGTGGCAAAGAAGATGAACGCAATGCCGATGAGTTAAACCAAACCCGGCTTGACCGCATCCGCAAAATATCAGGCAAGGATAACCC